CGTAATTCCGTCGTGCTGATTTAGTAAATCCACCGTTGCTCCTGCAGCTATGCTTTTTTGGTGAAATTGCTTAAATGTTGAAGAACTCCTAACTGTTTGAACATCGAGAAGTGTAGCGCTACCAGAATCATTACATACTATTAAAGATTTAATTATTATAGTAGTAGGCGGAACAGGCGGAGTTGCACCAGGATTAGCTGTAGGCACAGTTATTAAAGTTGTTAGGTCTGTCGTAGTGACATCTAACATAGGTCCTCTAAATGTATTAGCCAAGGAAAAACGTCTCCGATTCTGTTTCTTCTTTTAAATCTTGTTGAAAGTTTGTGTTAAGCAAGAAAACTATTTGATCTAACAGTCTAATCATTTGGTCAAACTGACTGGCATCATATTCTTCTGTAGCGTTTGGTAATCTGGTTATTGTAATTTTAGCCATTATCTTCTTCCGTCTGGTCTAATTTCTAGTTTTTGTGAACCTAGTCTCCATGGTGTATCATCAACTGTATTAGTTGTATATCTGATTTTTACCGCTCTGCCTCTGCCTCGTACACTTATTTTTTCTGTAGTGTTAGTAATAGATCCACTAGTCTGCACATTTGATGATGATTGAGGATATTGTTCAAGTGTTAATCTAGCTGTCATAGTATTTGTGAGATTATCAAAGTCAGGAACTAATTTACTTACTGACATTAGCTGGTCACCGTCAGCTATCTCTACAGATCCAGTTTCTAAAAAAGCTGTAATAGCAGTGCCATCAGCTTGATTATTACCAGATTCATGCTCAAATATAGACGAGGCTCCAGCAGTTAAACCTAATATAGTTGTAGCGTTTGCAGTTGCAGACGCATCATATTCTGTTGCTATTGGTTTTTCATACACATATGCACCTAACCATGTGGTTCTTGCAAGATTTATTGTATACCAAGTGCCCTCCAAATAATTGTATGCAACAGCTCTGTCTATTTGAGTTGCACTAGATGAAGGATAATACCAAATTATTTCATTAAAAGCTGTATTCAAACCAACTGCAATATCATTTTTATTTGTGTAACTTAAATCATCAAATACATAATCTTGTACTGTACAAGGCATTTTTTTAACAACACCATCGTATAAGTAGAAAGCATTGTCAGACATCCAATAAGCAACTCCGTTTACTTCTATAGCTGCATGTTGTGCAATTAAACCAGCATTAGCTCCAAGTTGTCTAAGACCAAAGGTAAAAGGTGTACCAACAAACTGTATTCCGTGTAATGATGTATCTGTCCAAACTAGTATTTGACCTGTAGATTTAACAGCGCCAACAATTCTAGATCCATCAGTAATTCTTAAAGATCCAGCCTCGTTTGTAGCGACAGGAGTATAGTCTGTTGCATCTTCTCTATCTGAAAATCTAAATAACAAATCGTCTTGTGTAGCGGTATTACCTATCGTTGTCTCTGTACCGAATAATAATAAATGTCTTGTATCAGTAGAGACTAAACTAAATCTTGATGCAGTAGGAGCGTTAGACAGGGTAGTGGCTCTTGCAGCCAAACCACCAGACGTGTCCCATACAAATGTACCACCGTTTAAAGCTGTTGCAATTAAATCCTCACCAAAATTATCTAATGACCAGTTTCTTGCTGCAACTACAACATTAGATGATGATCTTGGTGTATCCCAAGTGCTTGCACTCCATGTTTCTGTTCCCCAACCATATCCATAAGTAGAAGTTGTTGGACCAGGATTTATTTGATAACTAGCATCAACAGAACCACCTCCAGCAGCTGTGGACCCTGTTGCATTAGTGCCTGCATTTATTGTGTAACTGTTTGATCCTGGCACTGTTAAAACTTCAAATTCATTATTAAAATCTATGCCATCGACGACATTTGTAGATGATCCGTTGTCAAAAGTAACAAAGGCACCTACTTCTGCTCCATGAGAAGCATCAGTAACTGTTACGGTAGATGATCCACTTGTAGTTTCAAAAGGATTAGTTAAACTGTCTGTAACCCTTATTGGCGTAATATCATAAACTTTACCTTCAGAAAAAATATAAAGTTTTCTGTCTGTTCCTAAAGCTAAATACCTTGTGCCATCTAAACCTATCCACGAATGAGTGTCTCTAACAACTCCAACAACCGTTACATTAGGGTTTGGTAAATTAGTCCAACCACCCCATCTTTCAGCTTTACCATAGTGAAATCTAACAAAATCGGAGTCAACATATTTTCTATCGTCTCCGGCAGAATAAGCTGTATCTTGTTTATCTATACCGGGCCTAAATTTCAAATCTACTAATTGCATGTGTCAATAATAAATTACTTATTGTTTTGTGGCAAGAATTGAGTACCAACATTGCCCCTAAATGCATAATTTCCATAATGAGTCATGCCACTCATAATATCTGCATATATTTTTCCCCCTGTATTTTGCCATAAACGGCAAAAAGCGTAGTCTTCTGACAAATATCTTTTAGTCTGTGGCTCAATCATGGTATCAAAAAAAGCATAATTCCAATCAGATGTTTTGTGATATTCAAACTCTTTGTCGTGAGATTGATTTATATGTTGATCAGGCACAAACTTAAGTTCAGGATAAAACTTAGCCATTTTTACAAACACATCTCTTTTAATTAACATAAAACCTGTTGGACCATCCATGACCTCTATAAAACCTTTTTCTAGAAGTATATTATTTGGATCTTTTACATTTAAATTGTATTGCAATGAAGATGCAAGAAGCTCATCTTCAGTAATACTAGGATTATCTTTAAGTTTTCTCTTAACTTTTATCCAATCTATAGTTTTTCTAGGATAGATACCTGTCACTACATCTTTGTTATAATCAAGCATTCTAAAAACTGCCTCTGGATTAAAAGCTAAATCAGAGTCTATAAACAATAAATGTGTATAATCGCCATCCATAAATAATTGTACTAAAGTATTTCTAGCTCTAGTAATCAATGATTCATTTCCAATGGTACCAAACTGTAATTCTATTTTTTTAGATGCAGCTAAAGCTACAAGCTGCATGCAACTTTTAAAATAGTCAGCAGTTATCATGCCTCCATAACAAGGTGTGCCTATAAATATTTTTTTCATTCAAAAAAACCAATAGATATTACAGCTCGGGGAGTATTAGAAAAAGATCTGTGTCTTACACCTCTTGGTATGTATAATAAATCACCTTTTGTAATTTGGTAATCTATTGCATCAGGAATAATTCTATAAGTAGTTTTACCGTGTGACCCCAAAAGAAAAACATCTTCTCTATCTACGTGAGATGATCCAGTATTAGCAACTAAAGAAAAAAATATATCAACGCCATTTTCATCATGATCTTTATATTTGAATGTTTTTTGTAAAAAATCTTGAATTACTGCAGCATTAGAATCAAAATTATTTATATTTCTAATTTGTAAAATTTGCCTATAAAATTTTTCATGTTGAGCAAGGCATAAAATATCTATGCTGTAGTCATCTATAAAAGTTGTTAATTTATTCATGTCATATAGTTCGTCTGTTACAAAATTTTTAATAAAAGTTATTTTTCTATTAAGTATGCTTTTATGATTGTTACTGTTTAAAATCATTTTTCTTCATAAAAAATATTTAAAGTGTACCTTGATGAACTGTTTCCAAAAGATTGTAAATCTGAATGCAGTATTTTACTACCATTGAAAAATACAGCTCTATTCTCAACAAATCCAACGCTTGAAGACAAAGATTTATTAGTCATAAAACCAGTTCCGTTATTCAAAGAGGGTTCGCCTGTAACGTATAGTAAAAAATTTGCATGATTACTTCTTTCTTCTATTTCATTGGATGCTTTTGTATCAACATGAAAAAGTGGATTAGTCATATTAAATCTAATATTAGCGCTAATTTGTATGGGCTCTAAATTTCTGTTTGGAAAAAAAGTATTTTTAATAATAGAAACAATTTCATCATTGTAAAAACTTTTTGGAAAATTATATCTAAAACCATAATGAGCACCAGTTTCAGTTGTCATAGCTGTATAATTAAGATTTAAAAAATTGTTTTGTAAACCTTTTAAAATATTTTTATCTAAAAAATTATCAACATACATTACGAATTCAGTGTTTTTATTCATCCTTATAAAATATGTTTAATGTGTATCTTGATGAGCTATCTCCGAAAGATTGCAAATCACTATGTAATATTTTACTACCATTAAAAAACAATGCTCTATTTTCAACAAAACCAATATGTGATGATAGTTGATTTTCTTTCATAAATCCTGTGCCATTATTGAGCAAAGGCTCTCCTTTTACAAAAAACAAAAAATTAGCGACGTTTCCTTTGTCAGTATCAAGATGAAATAGTGGTTCTTTATCATTTTGTCTTAAATGTGCACTAACAGAGATGGGCACTAAATTTCTTTCAGGAAAAAAATAATCTTTTATTAGTTTTAATAAAGCATCATTATGAAAACTTTTTGGAAAAGTGTGTCTATACCCATATATTTGGCCATTATTATTTTTTATAAGTTTATATTCTAAATTAACTAGGTTATTTTGTAATGATTCTAATGTTTCTTTTGACAAAAAATTGTCTACATACATCACAAATTCAGTTTTTTTATTGTGTCGCATATTCAACCTTTAAATATTCTATTTTTCTAACCCACCCTCTTGGTATGGCTATTGCACCGCCCCCGTGATTATCATCTTTATCTATGCACCAAGATCGCATGATTACAATCTTGTCGTCATTATTTACAACCATGTATCCAACCTCTTGGCACACGGCCAACGGAGCATCTATAATTTCTTTTATTGATAGCCAACCTGTTTCCATATCCCTGGCGTCAAGCCAAGTGATTCGAACCATAGGTACTTTACTTATTTTCATCCGTGGTTAAGATTGCATCCTTTGGTATTAAACGTAAGTTAAAAGACACAGATCTTCTTTCTTCGTTTGGTGTTCTAAATGGATAAACCATATGAGTTAACC